TGGAGATTGAAGAGAAGCTGAAGTGGGACATCACCGCCGCCGAGATGCGAGTGGAAATCTGGCGGACAGAGCAAGCAAACAACAGAGCAGAAGGAAAGGCAACGATATGAAGACACCAGAAGATGAAGCGTTTGAACAGTTGGAAGCTGACATCAAGCGTCGAACAGTGAATGATGATGATGACACCCAAATTTACGCATCACCGTGGAAGGGGTTGACTGAGTACGAGTTTGCGGGAATTTACAACCGCTGGACTGACGCCAACGGCTCAACCGCGTGGGGTCTGTACAGTGAAATTGAGAAGGCATTGAAGGGGAAGAATCATGGCTAAATTACCTTACGTCTACACCATTTGCCCGACGCAAGCAGAACCAAAACGCTTCACCGCAAGCTGTGCAGAGATGGGCATACTGCTTCGCAACAGTCCAGATGGCGACCTGACCATTGATGACCGCCGCAACGGCTTGTGGGAATCGTGGGAAGGCAAAGGGGTCGTAGAACCCATGGAAGACAGACTGCACAACCTCATCAGGAGCGTCAAGAAATGACGCCACTCCAAAACAGAATTCGGGATGCCCTCAACAAGCAGCCAGACGGCATGACTGTCGGCCAACTCACGCTTGCAGTGCGGGGCAGTCCCGAGGCCATCCGAAAAGCATTGTCCAGAATGGGCGACGCCTACATCGACAGATGGATAAAAGAGGGTTGGAACTTTTCTGCTGTCCATTGCCTTGTTGCCGTCCCTGAAGACTGCCCCCGACCATGACTACCTTGAAGGAAAAAAAACACATGAGCCGGGTAGCTGAGTTGGGCTGCGCCGTCTGCCGAAGGATGGGACATGAAGGAACTCCAAGCGAACTTCATCATCCTCGCAACGGTGTTGGCATGGCGCAAAGGTCAGGCCATATGAGCGTATTGCCTTTGTGCCCACAACATCATCGTGGTAACATGGGTATTCATGGCATGGGCCGCAAGCCGTTTGAGGCCCACTATGGATTCACCGAAAAGGATTTGCTCGATGACGTTACCAAGCTACTTGGCCTTGCCAAATGAGGAATTCAGAGATGTTCCAAGATTCAAGGGTTTTATTGCGGCATCAAACATGGGCCGAATTTATTCTTACCCTCGGTTGGTAATCAAGTTTTCTATCTTGGTTGGCAAAGTTGTGCCACAAAAATACGATGGGCGTCTTCTTTCTCAACACGACAGAGGCGGTTACATGACCGTCAGGTTTGGTGTCAACAAAAAGAAGTACACGGAACTTGTTTCGAGGCTTGTGTTGATGGCTTTTGATGGTGAGCCAGAAGACCGTAAATTGGCTTGTCACAACGACAGCAACCCAACAAACAACTGCGTTACAAATCTTCGATGGGACACGCAAGTGGGCAACATGAAAGACCGAATTGATAGAAGGCTCTACAGGCGCGGGGAAGACCATCATGCGGCTACTGTGCCAGTTGAGTTGGTTGACCGCCTGCAAGCGGGTCTGATAAGCCCCAGCAAGGCGGCAAAGGAGTACGGCTTTCGATACAGCCATCTTTGGCGAATTGCTACAGGCAAGTGCTGGAAACATAGGCTTGTTGTCAAATAACAACATTAGGGTTTTCCTTAGAAAAATATTTTAAGAAAGTTGTTGACGAGGTTTAATTTGGGGTTAAACTACACGCACTGACCAAGCAATACCTGCAAGGCAGCACCAGAGAAAGAACAGCGACATGAACAACGACCTCAACCTCAACAACATCGACACTCTTGGTTCTTTGTTGGCTCAAATCAAAGACCTGACGACCCAAGCCGATGCCATCAAAGATGCCATCAAAGAGTCTGCATCCGCAGGCGGTGCGAAGGTTGTCGAAGGTGTCCTGTTCAAGGCTACTTACAGCGAGACAAACAAGTCAATCTTCGACAAGGAAGCCTTCATCAAAGTGCATGGCGCAGCGGCCTACGCTACCTTCACCAAGGTGTCTGCCGTGTTCTCCGTCAAGGTCACCAGCCGCTAAAACCAACGGGGCTTCGGCCCCATACCGAAAGCGAATCATGAAATTTCAAAACACTTTTTGTTCCCAGTGCGGCGGAGAGTTTGGCCCCGGCGATCATGGCTACAGCCATTGCCGCAACCACCAGAAATTTGCCAATCACCTTGGCTACAGCGACATCGACCCCTTCGAGGTGATCAGGGTTGTGAGCGACAAGACTCTTGAAATCAGAGAGATGGTTTCAGAGCGCGATGAGTCAGTCAAGCTGGACTGGGCGATGGGTGGCTTTGCAGGCCACTGCATCAACCAGCGCGACCAGAAATGGAACATCAAAAGCGACGAGACCGCCCCCGTGATTCGCATCCGCTGGGGTAAGCACGGCTGGCGGGATGCCCACGGTCGCCGCTTCAATCTGAGCCACAAGCCAAGCAAATTTTACGACTACAACTTTTGAAAGCGCATATGAAAATCAAAACCACAGTGTTTGTCCACTTCACAAAGTACGCTTCCAGCGCCAAGGGCGGCGAATACGAAGTGTTCCCCATCAAGTTGGACGACACATCGTATCGCGCCCATGTCAACGAGCAGGAGGTTGAGATCGAAGTCCCAGACAACTTCGACCCAAGGGCGCAGCAAATCGTTGCGTTGGAAAAACATAAACAAAAAGTCATGGCCGATTATCAAAAATCGGTCACAGACATCAACAACCAAATTAGTATGCTTCAGGCACTGGAATTCACGGCATGAACGAGACCACAATGAGCGAATACATCAAAGGCTTTGACGCAGGCTATGCTTACGTCCTGAACGAGATTGAGCAGTGGATAAAACGCGAGGCGCACGACCCCCAGCGCATTGCCGCCGTGCTGTCCCTGCTGGCCCACCTCAAGATGGAGCAGGTTAGGGAAAACACCTAGAAGAAAAGTGTTGCATTGTTTAATTTGGTGTTACACTGACCTCACTGCAATCAAGCAGTCAACAGCGAAGGAAAAGCGAAATGACACACCCATTTGAAAAAGCAGGTCTTGGAACAGCGCCATTTTCATGCACCCATGTGACAGAGAATGTCTTTGCCCTGCCAGACGGAACAAGCAAAGCTGGCGGTTGCTGCGATTACTGCGGTACTGGAATTCGTTGGGAGTTCTGGATTAAAGGCTCCATCGCTGGCGCACGCCAGTTCAAAGTGGGTTGCGATTGCGTTGCTCGAACTGGTTGGGGCATTGACCGCTTTTTAGAAGTACGCGCCGCTCACACCCGCGCACGCCGTCAGGCTGGCGCTCAGTCCCGCCGTGCCGCCCGTCAGGCACAGGTGGCCGCAGAACGCGCTCAGAGAGCCGCCGACCGTCAAGAGGCTACTCAAGCATGGCGCGATGCCAACAGCGCCTTGGTGGCCCGCCTAACAGGCTATACAGGCAACAACGACTTTTTGCGCGGCATGATTCAAAATTTGGCGCAGTGGGGCAACCTGTCTGCCCGTCAGGCCGAGGCTACCGAGTCTTGTTTTGCCACAATTGACCGCCTTGAGGCCGCACGCGCTACCAGCCAGTACATCGGCAACGTGGGCGACAAGGTCACCCTGACCATCACCGTCGAGCGCATCATTGTGTTGGAGTCCCAATTCGGAACCAATTTCATCACCCTTGCCCGCGACGAGCAGGGCAACACCATCTTCTACAAAGGCCGCGTGGACATTGGCAGCAAGGGCGACACCAACACCATCAAGGCCACCGTCAAGGAGCACACAGAGTACAGCGGCGTCAAACAGACTGTCATCCAGCGCCCCAAGCTGATGGAAGTGGCATTAGGGTAAGTCCCTATACAAATAAATTTACAAAGGGGCTTGACAGTCTCTTTGTTTAATGTAGAATTACACTCAGACACCAAACTTCTTGGTGTTGTAACAGAGAAGGAACAGCGAAATGAGAGCAATAGTCAAAGCAGCACTGAACATCCCTGAGATGATTTATGCGTTCGAGACCATCTGCGAAGATGACAAAAAACAGCCAGAGGATTACACAGATGAGGAAATCGTCGAAGAGGCAGAGTACCGCCTTTCGACGTACTTTGAGGCAGGCCACATCAACGATGACATGAGGATAGACGATGAGGGCGTCGGCCAAAAGGTTGCCATCAAAGACATCAAGATGCTGATTGCCTTCCTCAAGAAGTACAAGACCGCCGACGGCCAGTGGTCTAACCTGACCAACCACTTGCTCAAGTAATCAACATGGGGGCTTCGGCCCCCGCAACCAACTCTTAACGAAAGCGAATCATGGAAAACGAAATTGAAACCAGCATCAAGACCGAAGACGGTGTCAAAATCTCCCTGTCCAGTTGGGACGACGGCGGGGCTTGGCTGCATTTAGGAATGAAGAGTGGCACTGCCTATGCCGCCCTGACCCGTGACGAAGCCCAGCAGCTTCTGGAGGGCTTGCAGGCCATCTTGCAGGTGACGGCATGAGTGGCTTTGATTCAAAGCGCGAAGCAGCGCAGGACAAAGTGGACGACGGCGACTTCGGGGGCATTGACGAGGTGATGCACTGGGTGACCATCGTCATTCTTTTTCTGATGACCCTTGTCTTTTTGAGTGCGGTGGCCGGGTTTGTCTGGGCCATGATATGACCAAAGACGACATCATCCGCATGGCGCATGATGCTGGATTGCATTTGGCAACCGATGTGAACTGGATGCCCATTGTTGGCTTTGAATACGCAGAGAAATTTGCCAACCTTGTCGCCAAGCATGAACGTGAGGCGTGTGCAAAATTGTGCGAAGCACAAGACGAGTACGGCTGGCAGCAGTACACAGATGCTATCAGAGCAAGAGGAGAGAAAGCATGAGCATTAACAAGAAGCGCGGCAGCATAGCCTTGGCACGCAGCCTTTGCTATCAGATAAATGGCGCAACTGACGACAGCGATGACATAGACGGCGGCGGGTACGGAAGCGTCGATGTTGCCGAGATTTTGTCAGCAGAAATTGAACGGTTGCGCGAAGCCTTGGCACAGCCAGAGCAGGAGCCGGTGGCGTGGAACGTAATTGATCCTGCAGGCAATATTCTTGCCACCGAGAAAAACGCAATTCGCGGATGGGCGCGGGTTAATGGATACAAACCAACGGTAGAAGGCTTACTTGGCCTACATGAATTGGGGTGGCGTGTTTTGCCAACATCCCCACCCGCAGCACAGCCAGAGAAGGA